CTCCGTAAGAGTCAACGTCTTTTGCTGATGCCACAACTGAAAACTCTTGTCCATACAATACGTGCTTGAATTTAACTCTAATCATTTGCTCCTCAAAATTGTTAAACCTAATACCGTAATAATAAAAAGAACAATTGGATTCATTAAAACTGAAATTGAAAAAAACAAAATAAGCCTACCAATTGGTGTAAAAAATAAGCCGCCCACGGCAATAATTCCCGCAACGGTTAACACTCATACCTCGTTTCTTCATACGTTGAAAGGTCTTGAGCTTCATCTACCAGCATATAAGCTGCTGCCGATTCGATCTCCTCCATACGACTATCATTTAAAGCAACATCCGATTTAGACAACGGTTTTACAGCATGAACATCCACCCAACAACCGAAAGCGTCATTCTCAAAAATGACCTGATAAGTTACAGTGACAGAATACTGAGTCAAGTCTTCAAGTGTGACTGTCAAATTTCGTCGTGTCATTATAGACTCCTAACTAAATTAGTTAAACTCCATCCAATTGAAAGAAATGCAAGCCCTCCAAGCGCAAGCACACCAAAGAAATCAATCAGAAAAACAACCAAAGTTTTACCGACGTGCGTTGAGAACGCAAAGGACCATAAAGTTAACACGATTAAACTACTTAATACCATCATACTTCACCTTTTTAAATTCACCAGAGTCCGTTAGTTTTTCAACTTTATTGACAGCATCGTCCTTATCAAGTGCCCACACGTGGATTGTTACACTACCTTCTTCGTTACTAACTGCATACCTGTTCATGCTGCATACCTCATTGCAAGATCAAAGAGTTGTTCATTGATCTCGGTTAGCTTGTTAATATTACTAACGCTACGCATTACTCTACGGCGACCCAATGCGTTAGTGTATTCGCTTCCGCCATTTACCAGTGTTTCCTGTACCGCGTTGTAAAGCTGGAAGAGATTGCTAAAATCTGCATCTTCCTCACGACGCGGCGTGATGTTAACATGAGACACACCGCGCAGCTTTACTGCTTCTTCAATAAAAGATCTCACACTAGATTCATCGAGTTTCTTTTGTTTGAGAGAAGTGATTGAAGCATCAAGCTTTTTAGTTTGAGCCACCATCCGCTCAATTGCTCCATCGATTTCTTCAAGGATAGTGCCGCTATGTCTCAACCTGATAGTTTCAAAAGTTTCTCCAACAATCAATCCGTTAGAGCAAACAAACCGAAAGAACCCGAGCTGCATTTTAAATGAACTAGATCCATCGTGCGAATTAGTGACAAGAAGCTGAAGCTTAACGTCACTGTGATCGGTGGCAAGAAGCTCGGGATGCGAGAGGCGCACAAGATGCTTCTGGTGTCCGAGTCTCGTAAGATCCTTACGCACCCTTGCTTCCTGATAATTATCAACAACAAATCCCAGCTCCTTAAACTTTGCAGCAATCTCTTTAGTCGGAACAACTTTATAACGTTCGCTTCGTGATGTGTGCTTAGTGTCAAGTGTAGTGATGTTCATGTTATTCTCCTTTATTCAATTACAAACCATTGATTGCCGATTTTGCTGTATGCATCTTTTGACTTTGCTTTTTCTTCACTTACTGAAACAAAATCTCCTAAGATTTTACGATTGCCGTTACTGTAAACCAATTCTGCTACTCCGTCATGATAGATAACTAAGTAACTCTCCTGAAAGTTACGCTTTGCAAGTTCGTCAATCATGGGCTCGGTCAGGTTAGTACCGTAAAGCATGATCGACTTTTCTTCAATTCCGTTGTATCGTCCTTCCACTTCAGTCGGGGCATAGTGCTTTGCCTTTAGGCTGCCGATTGTTTCACTATGCTCGACGGCGTTAGCTGCTGCGTTGCGCTGCGAATTAAACACACTAAAAATATAAACCCGTTCAGTTACGTTGTGCATTGTGATCTCCTTTAGAAATCAATATCATCAGTCTTTGCGTTAATCAATTCGTTTAATTTCTTTTTTTCCTCTTCGTTTAAAAGATTACCGTTGTCGTCTGCTTCTGGGGTGTCCCAAGTTATATCGTCAATGAACCAACACCCAATCCCACGATTGCCGTCAGCATCCGCGCCATAGCACGGATCGTAATAAGTTTTAGCGTAAACGTCTAGAGTTACTTCTCTATTGTTTATGGTTACAGTTATTTCCTTACGCATCTTTTTCTCCCTCTTATTTTCCAAACAACGCAACAAGCGTCAATCGAAAGGCTTTATCAAATTCCGACTCCGACAATTTTTTTTCAAAAACTTTGGGACCATTCCTGGTCTTCAATCTCGATCGAGTAGTTCAATGAATCGCTGAAGGTCTTTTTGTATGCTCTCGGGCTTCCTATCCGTGTAATAGAAACGGAAGTCATATATCTGTAGCCAATGTACAACCGCGCCCGCTTCCTTTCCCGCCATCAGTCCTGATTCAAAAACGTCATGGACGGGTCGGTCGGGATCAGACAGCCAAGCATGGGTCTCAAGTATTCCTATCAAATCTTCTGTTACCCTATCCTTCTCGCCATGTTGGTCCAGGATCTTGTCTACTAGGTCCTGTAGGGGACCATTACGAATAATCTGCATTATAGCCTCTTTAAAATGATTTATTTGTTCACACTGTTTTCTTTTGGTTATTATAAAGTTCTATTCTTTTCTTTCCCACCAATTACCTTGATACAACCAATCTTGATCAACGTTAACCTCCTCCGTCCAGCTTCGCATCACAGGACTCTTAGCACTGATAGGTTCGCTGGGCAACCTGTTTTTCTTTTTGCTAGAACGAAACGACCGAACATCAATTGGAGCGCTTGACACAAACTTAATACAGTCAATCACACTACCGTCAATAGCATCAAGCCGGAGCAGCGTGTCTTTGTCAAAGAGAAAATCGTGTACCACAGTAAACCCAAGCTTAGTGCAGACCGACTTGATATCGTTGACGCTGGTTGAGAATACCATTGTGCCAAGCTCCTTGACATATGCAGCTGTTAAGTTAGCAGAGTCACACTTGAATACGTCGAGCACAAGACCGTTAGACTTAGACTTAGTGAGCACACCGCAAGCGTAGTAACCTTGCAGCTTGTCGGCCACGCGCTGGATTGCCTCAGGCTTATTAGCAACCTGATGCTTGACATACAGATTAAGGATAGTTTCAGAGTCGCAAGTCGATTGTTTCATTTCAAGAGTTTTTGCGTTACTAATTACGCCGTTGTGAATAAGCGAAGTGTTACCCACGACAAACGGATGCGTGTTCATAAACTCCTTACCGCTTGTAGCAAACCGAGTGTGCAGAGTGATGGCTGTCATCGAGTCAAACTGTAGGGAGCCGAACTTAGAATACTTTACGGGAGCTTCTTTGCGTTTGATTGCACCACGGAAAGTTTCAAGCAAGCTACCCTCGAAGTCAGAGATAGGTGGGGCAAGGTCACGATTGACAAACGCTTCTGAGTTAATGTGCCAGCGCTCACCAAAGATGCTACCATCGGCAGACATAGCAGAGTAACCGCATCCGTCCATATTACCAGGGCTAATCTCCTTTGCCATCTCCTTAATAAATCGCCATGCGGCGTCACGGGTTTCGTTAGTAATACCAGCCATCATCATTACTTTACACATATTGTATAGTCCTTTCGTTTAGTTAAGCAGTTTCAGTTTGATCATCGGATACGTTGGCAAACTTGTCAAGCCTTGCTTTGATATAGTCGCGCAGCTCGCCACCGATACCAAACGTCTTGCAGAAAGAGTCAAGCTTTCTTGGGGCACGTGGCGGGAGCACGCTTTCCCCTTCGGTAATAGCAACAAGTAGCCTACACCAATTAACGATCTTCTCAAACGATACAGTACCAGCGTGGAGCCTCACTTCCACTGTGGTGTGTTTGTCATAAGATTTGGGATTGATTCCTTGATACCTACCAGCACTTCCTGCCACGTACATATCGCGGGATGAGGTACGCTTTGCGTAGGTGTTGTTGCGACGTGACGCTGGTTGCATAGCATACAGCAAACTTTGCGCCGCAACAAGCCTACCGAATACCTTACGTCGGTCGCGGCTTCTTACGTCGATATGAACATGAAAACCCGTTGACTTATTGACTGATGCTTCAAACTTCGACAAGACCTCCGTCACTTTCTTAGTTACAGATTCAACCATTGATTGTGCGACGCAGATTACAAGCTCATGTGCATAGTGTCCTTCTTTTTCGACGCGAATCGAACCGTCACTCTTGAGTGTTACAAACTCAGCAACGTCGGCTTCAAACAACGCGGTGCCAAGGCGAGTCTGATCGGCTTTGGCAGTGAATTCAAGTTCTAAACCAAGGTGATGTTCGTTAGTCTTCGGGTATTTGTTTTCATACACAAGCCTACTCAACCGGGATTGTCTCAGCTGAAGAAAGAATCCCGGCGAGGTGTGTACCCCTCCCACAAGTGGGATGACAATCTCATGATGAAACCCATTACCATACGCACGGCTTCGCCTAACAGGGCGTCGTTCGCGTAATTGTCGGCGCACTTGGCGTGCGTTTGCAATAACTTCTCGTCGCTTACGACAAAGGCTACGCAAATCGTATGCCGTAATCCGCTGCGCTGCATAACCAGGGAACGGAACAACGGTCGCCTCATATATAACAGTAACGGTACCGCCCTGAAGGTGTTGTTTTCTAAATTCAGAAACCCGCTGTCTTGCATAGTTCATATCGCTATAAGCAAACAACGACCTTTCTTTATGCTTCAAATCGGCATATACAACACTCAGCGCACGCCGCGCTCGCTGATACATTTTAAACGATTGGCGTGAGCAAGGCTCCAGAGTATACCCGGATTCAGAAAGTATAATAACTTTCCTGAAAGAATTAAACAACTTGAATTTCATGTTGCCTCCTGTAGGTTAATGCCTAGACTTTCGGATGCTTGTTTCACAGTTATCCTGCCAGCTTCGAGATCCAAGATCACATCATTTAGATGAGCGTAATAACCCCTCGCCGCTTCGTCAAACTCCTCTCCCTCAAATAGTCGAGCTGCTTCTGATTCTAAATAACGGATGACTTTTTTACTCATATCACACCGCCTTCTCGGTTACAACCTTGCGGCGTGCGATCACTCGCTTGGTTTTGAAACAGACTAGAATAACTTCACACTCGTGGATAGACGGGACGGGTTGAGTATTCATGGGGCTCTCCTTGGCTGGGTTAAAATTTTAGGCCGACACTTCCTCGCTCGGCTCTCACACGGTGCGCGGGTTACGCGCTGGTGCTTATGCTACTTCTTCCGACACTTCTTCCAGCGAGAATCCTTCCACGGATTCCTGCACAAATTGTGCCAGCCGGATGACATCGGCTCGAATTTGGAAGTGATCGGTTTCCGAATACACTCTGGCAAACATTTTGCTTGTGGTCGGGGCAAAACCCGCAGGACGGAGTTCTCCGTAGCGGTTCATTTTGAAGTTATTACCAGCGTACACTCCTGCCTTGGTACGGATGCGATAGTTTTTCATAAGACGCCTTCTCCTGAGAGGCAAAATAGAGTTGGGGAGAGCGTGCATAAAACACACTCCCCCCCAATTTTTGGATTGCGCGCGCGGGACGCATTTGGCTTGCGTTACGCCGCTTTGTCTTCAGACTCGGGGCAATTCTTGGCAATGAAGTCTGACAGAGCTTGCGCGTTATCCATGACGCGCTTCCATTGATTAGGGTAAAGCGTGACAGGAAAACGCTGAAGTCCATAGATTGACACTCCGCCCTTGTCAGTTTTCTTGAACGTGAGTGGGCGACCGATCTCGGCTTTTAGAGCCTTGACTGCTTCCAATGCCGCTGCGAGTTCTGCTTGCAATTCGGTAACAGACTTAGACATGGTATCTCCTTTTGTTTGGGACATTACCGTGCGCCGATATGACACACAGCAAACTTTAATGGCGCGGCTTTTGGAATAAAAAAGGGGAGCGCCGACATTTAGCCAGCGCTCCCAATTTCAAACAAAATTCCCCAAGGTAATAAATCGGACTTCTCCCCTTATCACACCGCGTTTTCGGTAGGCTGCGCGTTGCTCTACACGCTTTACGTGTTTCTAGCAGCTACACCTACCCTACTGGCGCGGATAGATCCCCTTGCGAGGCGGATTTACCGTCTTACCTTTGGCACACGTATTCCTGCTACTCGGTTCCTGTAGCTTCAACCTATGCTCCCATAGGTTGCCGGAATACCACTGGCGTGGCGTCAAAGCGGTTCTCTTGCGAGTCGCGCTTGCTTAGCGAGCCCTGTCACAACCATCCCCACCCATACGTGGGCAGTAATTCGCGCCTATGGCTATCCCCTGATAACTTAGGAGAATCGCCGCGCTCAAACCTCATACTGAGGAAGAATCGTGTGGGTTACTCGTACCCTCGCGCCATAGTTTTAATGACGCGAGTGCCAGTTATGTAGAATCCTGCAATCCTAGCGGTCCTTTTTGCCGCCGTCGAGGGAGGTAATTGCCAGCGCCGTGCCAACGAAAAACCCAATAAAATCAAGGCCCAGACCCATTGAGAGGTGTCTAAGAACTTGACAACTGTCAAAAAGTTCGACAGGTTTAACAGGTATTTAATAATCTTAACAGGCATTTAGCAATGTTTGAAAATGTTAACAGCCTTGTGCCTAGTGTAATGATGGAAAATAATGCAAGGTCCATGCCAACATGCAAACTCCGTGCCAGCCAGTAACACGCTATAATGTAACGACATCGGTGCCAAGCCCTGGCATAGATATTGCAATAGCAAGATCCGTGCCCTGCAAGATGTGTGCCCTGCAAGATGTGTGCCAAGTTCCGAGTGGCATGATTCTTGCAAGGGGGAGATTGCTGACATATAAAGGTAGGGGGGGGGGCAGCTTCGCAGCGATCGAGAGCTATGGCTTAGCCAACACGCAAATTCTTAGGGTATTAAACTATAGAAACACAGTATTCTGTGATAAGCTATATATGCGATTTCACGACCTGTGGTTAACCCACCTTAACAATTTAATACACTGTTAACTATATATAGAAACTTTTAACAACTATATACATGGAACTCGATTTATCTCAGCTCCTAAAGCTACCTCAGAAGGCTGTAATTGCCCTTATAAACGACCAAGACAGATGCGTCTATGTCACCCATTCGTCTTGTGTCGTTGAGTCATTAGGAAAGCTAATACGTCAGTTACAAGATAAGACTCATAACTGTCTCAATCTTATAATCGACCGGGATAAGCTCAGGTTCGAAGTGCTAGAGGTTGTACAGAAATCCGATGCCCTTGGCGTAAGGACACGCTATTGGGTAGATCAATATGTGGCTAAGGGGTATGGCCTATACTCTAAACCGAATGCGGTTAAATACCGTTTACGGGTCGAATACGACGATTACGCTAGAGTGATCGTCAAGGCTGTAAATACGAGGAATAAAGGATACGTGATTGGCGTATTCCGTAATCTAGGTCTAGCCAATCAGTGGATTGAGAATACGTTTAAGGATAAAGAATACATTATACCGCAATACGCAAATAATGAGCTTACCAAGTCCTATTTGGAACAATATGAAATACAAAGACTTGGAAGCTATACATAGCGTATACGTCTGTATGATACAACGTATCACCATACATACAACGTATGGGGATTACGGTATGGTTTTTTCGGGGCAGGGAACCGGATACACGTGTCCCACGGGTTATCTCTCTCATACCCCGCAGACTTATTGTCTGCTATCAGGGAAATACGTTGATAACAATAGTTGTTAACGGGGTAGATTTCTTAACAATTGTGTGGATAAGTAGGGTAAGTTATGGATTTGCTTTTGATATTAGGATTATTTTTGGTTGTAATTGGGCTTGCAACAAAAGAAATTGATGAAAAAAAAATTCGTAGGGGTAAATTAATCTCTTGTACGGACCTGGAAGAGGCTCATGAATGGGTGTATAATGCTAAAAACGAGCTTGAATGTCGTACATGTTACGCAATAGCCGGTGAACGGGCGGATGAGGAGAATTATTAATGTCTCTTAACAATCGATTATTTTGGTTGAATGATGACGATTATCACCTATCAAAGAGGGAAGATAAGTTAACAGACCCTGGATTTGCTGCTGATGTTTCAAAAATTTTTTTACTGGAATTGAAACGATTGCATGGTAGTAGGTCTGGGTTTTTTTCTGATGGGGAGTCAGATGATGCTGTTTTGGATAAGATTTGCTTTAAACCTTTTAAAAGGCGCAGGTTATAGAAATGTCAAATAAACCACTTGTTTTAAATGAAAAACAGGCTAAAATATGTAAGGTATGCGGTGTATTAAAATATCGTGTATTAAAGGGTAAGTTTAATAAAAAGGACAAGAAGTGGAAAGGCGTAAACGGTGACGGATATTGGAACGGACACGTCTGTCCAGAATGTCATCGTAAACGTTGTGCTGAAAGACAAAGAGCAAAACGAGCTTTGAAAAATGAAAGCAATTAATGTTATTAGGCTCGTTCTGATTTCTTGTATTTTGTATAACTTAAATGTTTTGTTTGTTTTGATTCCTTATAGAAACAAAGAGCTGAATCAAGTATTTAATGAGAATCTTGTTAGTATAGAAACAGCTTGTGACAAAGGTGAGTATTATTATCCAAAACCGTTTGTTGTGATTAAATTCGCGCCTCTTTTGGAAGAGATTGCTTATTGCCAAAGAAAAGTTAACGGATTTGTTATTGTGTTTGATCAAGTCTATTGGGATAAGGTTTTAACTAAAGAAGACAGAAAACAAGTGATGATGCACGAAATGGTGCATTGTATGTTTGATCAGAGACATTTACCTGATACAAAACATTTTATGGCCGAGTTTTTTGAACCCATTTCGGAAAAAGAATTTAAAAAACAAACCAATGAATACTTGAAAAACAAATGTAGTTAATATGGCTAATATATCCAGCTCATGTCCGTCTATTCCTGTTCTTGTAAGAAATGAATTTTTACACAATCAAGAAGAGGGATTTGGAGAATTTACAAAAGGGTGGATTGTAGCGATTAGAACGGTTAAAGGATTAGCTGTAACTTTTTATGTATTATTAGAAAATGGGGTATTGTTTACCGGACTGCCAATTCATTCTTTGTGCCATAAAATCGATGCCCCTAAGTTTGAATTGGGCGATCTTGAAATGTGGGACTCTCTTTCTTATGACCATTCTGTTTTCCAAATTGATTTTTTAAAGGGAATGGCTTGTAATATACTTCTTCGTAATAAAAAAACATATGACGCTGAATATCTTTTTTCAGTAGATTTTTCAAATCAAACCAGTTATATTGGGATTGCTGAAAGTCCAAACGAATGGAAGTGTTTTCACTTTTTAAAGATGAAAAACGGATGTTTTGCTATTTATCCTCAAAATCGAATTATTTTTAAAGACGCTTCGTTAACAAAACCGGATGAATCTGTTAAGATAGGATACAAAGTAAACACTGTAGAATGGGGCTGTGAAGACGGTAACAAATGGACCGTTGGGCATGATTCTAGTTATATGTATGGAGTAAATCGCAATGAACAAGATTGATATGTCCTGGGGTTCTCCCGCGTTTTTAATTCCTTATTGGGAAAGCGTGCGCCTTAAATCAACTCGTTCTATTGATAAAGACATGTCTTATCATTTTGGGTCTAAGTTGTTTTTGAAAAACACAATTCATGCAATTCATAACCAAGAAAAAAATGCGGTGGTAGATGGAAAACATATTGTTATTGGCGCTGGCGCTACTCAGCTTATCCTTGGTTTATTGCACGTATTAAAGAAAGAAACAGGAGCGGGATGTGCTTGGGCAACTCCTCCGCATTTCTCTCGATTTCCTAAATTAGCAGATTACGCTGGATTAAACTGGGAAAAGAAACAGAATTCAATTCTGATTACCACTATCCCTAATAATCCCGATGGCTCATCTATTTTGCATAAAAAAACAGACATATTGGATTTAACGTATAATTGGCCTCAATATGTTAAAAAAGTAAAGCAATATGATTTTCCAATCATGGTGTTTTCGTTAAGCAAAGCGACGGGACACGCTAGTACCCGGATTGGGTGGGCGATAATTAAGGACGAGATGATTGCACGAGCACTAGAACAACAGATTGAATACAGCACAAGCGGTCTTTCTGTTGATGCTCAAATTGCCGCAGATGTAATTTTAAATAGCCAATTGAACGCCAATCACACCGTATTTGAAGACGGAAGAAGAACGCTACAAGATCGTCATGATCTAATAAATAATATTAGACACAAACTACCGTTTAAAATTTTGAATATGTCAGGGATGTTTCTTTGGGCAGAAGGCGAATGTCCAAAAAAGATTGTTGGACTTGATGGTAGATCTTTGTGTGGACCAGAAGGTACGTTTAGGCTTAATATTGGGTGTTCTAGCGAAAACTTTATTGCGTTTTATAATCTGTTTTCAACTGAAAAATTAACCGATACTATCATTTGATGTTATGGCTTAAACATTCGCAATGGACGGTCTGTTCTAGTCCCAATGTCTAAATGTACCCAGTTTGTGTTTTTGCCTTTAGTGTGAGCAGGATCTTCTAACCAAAGATCATATTTTTTAAGAAGATCAGGTTGTGCTAGTATTTTAGCAGCCAATGACTGGTTTTTATCGTCTAATATATCGACAGCTTTACCCATCATGTGGTGACTTTTTTTAGCGGCATTAGCGACGTTTGCATTAATTGCAGCAGGACGCCAACCGGATGAAACTTTTGCTTGAGATATTTTTAATTCCCAAAGAAGAGCGTTTACTTTTTCAAGCAATATGATAATATTGTTTCTAACTTCTTCAGTTAATTCTTGAGGAAACTGTGTATCTCTACCCATGAGATAGGATTCAGGTGTAATAATCTGTTTTTCTACCTTACAAAATCCGCAAGATGGACACTTTATCCATCCCTGGTTTTGAGGATGAGCTTGCATAAACGATGAACACATACGACAGACTTTGTAATTTAGTTTCATGTAACCCTCTAATATAGTTGTTTAATTTAACAACTTTATTTATAAGTATTTTATAGCAACACCAACCGCCGTTTTCACGGTAATTAACAAAAAAGTGGTTTACGCAAAAAATGCTTATAAAACAACCAGTTAGGAAAGTATGGAAAAATTAACTAAATTTTTGCCACTAGGTCTTTTTTGCGCTTTTTCTCTAAAACTTATGATTTTAGGAGCGCAACTAACTGATTCTCTTGTGCTTTTGGTATTAGCAGGGTATTCTGCTTATCACGAATTTAAGTCTGTTGATAATAGAATTAAGCAGTTTGAAGTTCAATTAAAAGAACAGAACGTTCTTATGCAAGAAAAAGCAAAAGAAATTGAAGACGTTCGAGCTTTGGTTGGTGGCATTAAACTTGGTCAACAGCTAAGAAGCACTCAAAATAGGATTTAACCATGTCTTTAGATTTAATGCTCAATGAAGCGAAAGATTTTGCTGAACTTCGTGCATTTTCTGAAGCACAACAAAAAACAATCGTTAAGCTTTCTAAGAAAAATAAAGAGCTTGAAGAAGAAATTGCTCATCTTAAAAAACTTCTTGAATCTACGACTCCAGTTATTGCTGTAGATAATACACCAGCATTTCAAGCTGATAAGTTTTTAACAACCGACCAAGAAGCTATTTGCAGAATGCAACTTAACAAGCTAAAAGAAGTTTCTTATGAGCGTGAACTTACGCTTGAAGAAGCAAAGCGCGTTGAGATTTTTTCAAAGATTTTAAATGTTTTAGAGAATAGTCCTAAAACAATTAAAGTTGAAACTAAGAATTTAGATAACAAGGAATTATTGAGCCTTCTTGAACAAGATCCCTCATGAGTAAAATATCAAGATCCGATGCAATTAAAGAGCTGTGGAGGCGGGGGGAGCTTTCATGGAAACTAGATGCGGTGCAAAAACAAATGCACTCGTCTTATTACAGCGCGCCGTTTAAAATTCACACTTGGCTTCTTGCTCGTCGTAGCGGCAAAACGTTTCTTCTCTGTGTTCTTGCGCTTGAACAATGCATCAAAACTCCAAACAGCATTGTTAAATTCGTTTCTCCAACTAAACTACAAGTCAATAATAACGTTCGTCCTCTTTTTAAAAAGCTTTTAGAGGATTGTCCTGAAGACGTTAAGCCGGAATTCCGCACAAAAGATTATATTTATTATTTTCCAAACGGATCGGAAATTCAATTAGCGGGAACCGATTCCGGTCACGCTGAAAAACTTCGCGGTGGCGACTCGCATATTTGTATTGTGGATGAAGCAGGTAGTTGCGATCATTTGGATACCGTTGTAAAAAGCATTCTTCTTCCTACAACTCTTATTACTCGCGGAAAGCTTGTGCTTGCTAGTACGCCTCCTCAAGAATCTGAACACGATTTTATTAACTTTATCGAAGAAGCTGATCACAAAGGATCTCTTGTTAAGAAAACAGTGTTTGATAACCCTCGTATCACCAAAGATCAGCTCGAAGAGTTAATCCAGGAGCTTGGTGGGTTAACAACAGACGCAGCAAGACGTGAGCTTTTGTGTGAAATCGTTAAAGACAGCAACACGTCTGTTATTCCTGAAGCAACAGATGAGCTTTATGCTGAGATTGTAAAGGAATGGCCTAAGCCTCCGTTTTACGACGCATATGAAGCAATGGACTTAGGCTTTAATGATTTAACGGTCATCCTTTTTGGTTATTACGATTTTAGAGCGGCTAAGATTATTATTGAAGACGAGTATGTCATCAATGGACAAGAGCTTCATTTGCCTCGATTGGTGGACACTATTCGTAAAAAAGAAGGCGAACTTTGGTTAAATCCATTAACTAACGAAGTAAAATCGCCAACAAAAAGAGTAAGCGATATTGATTATATTGTACTGAATGAAATTCGCCGCATTAGTAACAACGAAATAAAATTTGAAGCCACTAAAAAAGATAATAACGAAGCTGCTATTAATACACTTCGCGTTCTTTTGGCAAAGAAACAAATTATTATTCATCCGAGATGTAAAACTTTACTTCGGCATTTAAAGAATGTAAAATGGAAAAGCTCGATCAATAAGGATAGATTTGCTCGTTCTCCTGATGACGGACATTATGATGCGGTGGATGCTTTGAAATACTTTGTGCGCTCAATAAATTACAATAAAAATCCATATCCCGCTCATCATACTCCTGAGCTTTATCAGTATTACGCGCCTGAAGTTAGAAACGCACCTGGATTTAATTCTGCTACCCCTTTAAAAGAAGACAAGATGAGCATCTATAAAGCAATATTTGGAGTGAGGAAGAAATAAAATGGACGGTCAAAGCAAATATCAATCGGCTGATGAAGTTTATTTTGCTGCAAAACCTGCGGATCAGGTCGCATCTAATCTTCTTGAGAAGTCAGCATCGTTTTTTAATCTTCTTCGAGCAAATGCTTATCTTGAAAAGCTTCAACGCATGTGGAGAGCTTATCATGGCGCATATGATAATGACCTTGGGTTTGGTCATCGTATTAATTTCACGGGTGAACAAGGCGAATATACTCAGCTTGCTGTAAATCATTTTAGAAATATTGCACAACACATCTACGTGATGATTACTTCCAATCGTCCTACGATGGAAGCTCGTGCTGTAAACACTGATTATAAATCTCTTGCTCAAACACATGTAGCAAACGGTGTCCTTGATTATTACATGCGCGAAAAGCGCCTGGAAGATCATTTAAAAATTGCTACCGAAATGGCAATTGTGCTTGGTTCTGGCTTTATTAAGTTAGAATGGAACGCAACTTCTGGAGAAGCATATGATGTTGATCCAGAAACCGGTGAATTTAATTACGAAGGTGAGATTGAATTCTCAAATTTGTCACCATTTGACGTTGTTGTTGATGGAACCAAAGAATCTTGGGATAATGATTGGATTATGTGTCGTACCTTTAAGAATAGGTATGACTTAATTGCAAAATATCCTGAACTTGCTGACAAGATTCGGTCAATTCCTCCTAAAAATCAAAGTTCGGTGTATCGTCTTGCAGTGTTTTCTAATGACGACACTGATGATATTCCTGTTTATGAGTTTTTTCATCGCCGCACTGAGTCAATGCCGGATGGTCGCTATCTTCTTTTCGTGGATTTTGACGCCGTGCTTCTTGATACACCAATGCCTTATCGCACTATGCCAGTCTTCCGTATTGCGCCTTCAAACATCATGGGAACACCTTATGGCTATACCCCTATGTTTGACATTTTCCCCATTCAGGAAGGCATTAACGCGCTTTATAGCACGATTATGACCAACCAGAACGCCTTTGGTGTTCAAAATTTGTTCGTTCCACGTGATGCTGACGTTTCTTTTGCTTCTTTACAGTCTGGAATGAATATTATTGAAGGAAACAGTAAGCCAGAACCGATTAATTTCACACAAACGCCCGCTGAAATCTTTAAGTTCTTAGATACTTTGATTCAAGCTGCTGAAACCATCTCCGGAGTTAACAGTGTTTCTCGCGGAAATCCAGAAGCATCTCTAAAATCAGGAGCAGCGCTTGCTCTTGTTCAAAGTATGTCACTTCAATTCGTTTCAGGACTTCAACAATCATACGTTAAGCTCATTGAAGACGTTGGAACTGCATTAATTAATATTTTAAAAGATTTTGCTAAAACACCAAAGGTGATTGCGCTTGTTGGAAAAAATAATCGGACGGAACTTAAAGAGTTTACTGGTGAGCAGATTAGTTCTATCAATCGTGTGGTTGTCGATGTTGGCAACCCTCTGTCTCGTACTATTGCTGGCCGCGTTCAAATGGCTGAGCAAATGCTTCAGATGAATTTAATTAAGTCTCCACAACAGTATTTTCAAGTAATGAATACTGGAAGACTTGATTCAATGTTTGAAGGCGAATTAAGCGAGCTGATGTTGATTAAATCTGAAAACGAAAGAATGGCAGAAGGCGAAGATGTTCAAGCCACTGCTATTGATGCTCATCGTCTTCACATTATGGAACACAAATCAGTGTTAGCTGATCCAGATCTTCGTCGTGATCCAGTTCTAACTGAAAAAGTGTTTAATCATATTCTTGAACACATCGAACTTCTTCGTAATACCGATCCAGATCTTCTTGCATTAGTAGGCGAACAACCTCTTCCGCCGCTTCAACCGCCCGCTCCTCCAATGCCTACTGGACAGAGCATTCCAATTCAAGGACAAAATATTCCAGATAGAACCTTGGAAAGAAGTCCAATGAATGATATAATGGGACAACAACAAGCAGCGTCCGTGTCTGGTCCGGGAGTTGAAAATCAACAACTCCCAAGTATGCCAAGACCACCGGCACCATTTGAAAATGCGCCAGTCAGCCCTCAAGAGCTAACTCCGCAATAATATTGACTTTAAAAAATAATACATTTTTTTAAATCAAATTTAACAACTTTAGGTGAGAAGAAATGCCTATTCGTAACTACAGTTCATTAGACCAAAACCAAATAATGCAACGAGCGTTTGATGAAAGCTCGGATGCGCTCAGGGTTCAAACTGAAGCTGTGGTAGTCGCTAACGCGATGGAAGTGGTTATTTCAGATCAAGACGATTCGATTAGACTAGGGGATGGGACAAACTTAACACAGGTGAATCCGGATGGTTCACTTAAAGTAAGCTCTGGGTTAGTAAAGCAGAGTTTTGACTACTTTAGTGGTAGTCATACTGATACAACCAGCACTTACGTGTACAAAAGAGGGGGACAAAGCGGCGTTACAGTAGCGACAGTAAATATTGTCTATACTAACGCTGATAAAGATGAGATACTAAGCTTAACGGTAATTTAAAATGTTTAATTTGCATTTTGATCCAGTCACTACTGAGTTAGTGGTTGGTAAAAAGAAAAAAGTCGCTAGTTCTGGCGGCGAAGGGAATACGGCAACCCTTAGTGCGTTGCTTGTAACTACTCCTTTAGAATTGCAAGTTAATAATTTAAAAATTATCGATTTTGTTGAAATTACAGAAAACGGTTCGCTTTCTGTTTATTCCAATAGTGCGGTAGAGGTTCGATAATGTCTCAGTTAATTTTTAACAAAAGAGCATCGCCCGCTGCACCCACTACTAATAAAATTACCGTTTATGCAAAAACTGACGGTGAACTTTATATTAAGCGTGAAAGTGGTGAAGAAGAGCGTGTAACAGGAAGAGCATCTATGAAAATAGAAGCTCGTGTTATAACGACTCAAGAAGCCGCTAATAAACAGCTTATTTTACAAGAAGCACCATTAGAACCCAACAATATCTCATTGATTATAGGCCACGGGGGTGGACCTCAAATTAAAGGTTTAGGTTTTGATATTTCTAATTCAGATTCAACTGTTCTATATTGGAACGGAAAAGATTTGGACGGATTTATTGAAGAGGGGGATGTTTTCATTCTCCATTATTTAACGATCGTTTAATATTAACAATAATAACAACAATTTAGAAAGGTACTTTTAATGAGTATTTTTATTAAAAAGAAATTTATAGGGGATGGCGAGGTTGATGGTGCCAAGATTTTGGTGCTCAACAATCAAGCCGTCCGCGCAAAAGATGCAGGAGGAGCAGCTGTTGAGCTTTTTAAGCTTGATTCTGCCGATAAACTGCAGTTTCTTGTAAGTCCAAAATCTTCTGCAGCTCCTGCAGAAAGTTCAGATCTTGCTAACAAGCAATATGTTGATTCAGGCGATGCCGCTGAAGCCGCTGCTCGTGCAGCTGCTGTAAGCAGCCTTGAAGCAAGTATTTCTGCTCTTGAAGATCAAGTCGGCGATAACCTCCAAGGTGCTATTGCTGATCTTGAAGCTGATCTCGCTGCTGAAGCCGCTGCTCGTGCAGCTGCTGATACAGCGCTTCAGGGTGAACTTGATGCAGAAGAAGCAGCTCGTGCAGCTGCCGTTTCTGCTGAAGCTTCCGCTCGTGAAGCAGCAGACGCCGCTTTACAAGCTGAGATTGATGCAGAAGAAGCTGCTCGCGCAGCTGCTGTTTCCGCTGAAGCAGCCGCACGTGCTGCTGCTGTTTCTGCTGAACAAACTGCTCGTGAAGCCGCAGACGCTGCTCTTCAACTCGAAATCGATGCTGAAGAAGTAGCTCGCGCTGCTGCTGACACCGCTCTTGAATCCGCAATTGATGCAGAAGAAGCTGCTCGTATTGCCGCTGTTTCCGCTGAAGCTGCAGCTCGCGCTGCCGCTGTCTCGGCAGAAGCTGCTGCTCGTGAAGCTGCAGACGACGTTCTTGAATCAGATCTTGCTGACGAAGTTGCTCGTGCAACCGCTGCTGAACTGGCGCTTGGCGTTCGGATTGACAACGTTCTTTCCAACACCGACCCAGCTGCTCTTGATTCTCTTACTGAAGTTGTTGCTGCATTTCAAGCTGCTGATAGCAATCTAAATAATGCTATCAGCGCTCTTGGAACTGGCTCAAGCTCAGCTCTCGCGGATGAAATTGCTCGTGCTGAAGCAGCAGAAGCTGCTCTTCAAGCTGAAATTGACGCTGAAGAAGTCGCTCGTGCTGCCGCTGTTTCCGCAGAAGCTGCTGCTCGTGCAGCTGCTGATGCTGCTGAAGCAACCGCTCGTGCTGCTGGCGATGCTGATCTTCAATCTGCACTTGATGCAGAAGAAGCTGCTCGCGAAGCTGCCGATATTGCTGAAGCGTCTGCTCGTACCGCTGCTGTAGCTGCTGAAGCTGCTGCACGCGCTGCTGCCGATGATGCTGAAGCAACTCTTCGTATTGCAGGGGATGCTGATCTTCAAGAAGCAATTGACGCTGAAGAAGCTGCTCGCGAAGCTGCTATTTCTGCTGAACAAACCGCTCGTGTTAACGCAATTGCCGCTGAAGCTTCAACTCGCGCTGCTGACGATGCTGCTGAAGCTGCTGCCCGTGCAGCTGCTGATGCTGCTCTTCAGGCTGAGATTGACGCTGAAGAAGTCGCTCGTGCTGCTGCCGTAACTGCAGAAGCTGCTGCTCGCGCAGCTGCTGATGAAGATCTTCAAGACGCTATTGATGCAGAAGCCGTTGCTCGCGCAGCCGCTGATACTGCTCTTAGTGCTGCTCTTGCTGCTGAATCGGATGCTCGTGCAGAAGAAATTGCAGATGAAGCTGCTGCTCGTGCTGCTGCTGACACTGCTCTTGCTGGCGATATTTCTGATGAAACCGCACGCGCTGAAGCTGCTGAAGAAGCTCTTGATGCAAAAATTGATCAAGAAATCTTCGACAGAAGCGAAGCTGTTTCTGCTGAAGCAACCGCTCGTGCTTCTGGTGATGCAAATCTTCAATCGCAGATTAACAACATTCTTTCGAATGTTGATCCAGCTGCTCTTGATTCGCTTACCGAAATCGTTGCTGCTTTCGAAGCTGCTGATAGCAATCTAAACAACGCTATTAGCTCTCTCGGAACCGGTTCCAGTTCTGCACTTGCTGCTGAAACTGCGGCTCGTCAAGCGGCTGATGCTGCTTTACAGGCTGAGATTGATGCTGAAGAATCCGCACGTGCTGCGGCTGTTTCTGCTCTTCAATCTGAACTTGACGCTGAAGAAGCTGCTCGCGCAGCCGCTGTTTCTGCTGAAGCAGCTGCTCGTGCCGCTGCTCTTGAAGCGTTCGGTGAAAACTACGTTCGTGAAACTGCGTACGAAGTTGACTCTGCAATGATTGCTGCTGGTTATATTGACCTTAGCAACAAAGCATTTGCTCCGTCAATGGTGGTTTCTGTTAACCGTCTCGTAATGCACCAAGATGAAGATTATACTGTCAGCGTTGTTGGCGGTGTAACTCGCATGTCATTCGCTGGAGCTATGCTCCCAGCTGGTGAACAAGCGCTTGCTTCTGGTGACAAAATCCGCGTTGCTTACCTCAAAGACGTTCGCGTCTCTGGCGGTGGTGGCGGTGGTGGTAGCGGTGAAGGTGGCGGTGAAGGTGGTGGTGGTGGTGGCAGCCCTTCAAGCGCTTTTACTGGCTTAGCTACAGAATGGGGATTAAAAGGAACAAATGGAGAGGTTCCAGTTTTAGGAGCTGCAACAACTATTGATTCGTTTAGTTACTCTATTGAAAACGGATTGATGTCGTTAACATACGATTTGAACATGAACACGACAGCTGGAAATCAAGAAATTGCACCAGTTGGAAATACGCCTTATGGAATTCCGATGCCACAAGGCTGGACTTTTGGCGATCTAACATCTTTTTCAACGAAAGACGTTCGCGTCTCTGGCGCAGGCTCTTTTGGTATTTTACCTGTTTTAGGAACCGGCGTTTACGCGAACTCTATACATGGGCAGTATTCAACAGAATTCGTAGCGCACTCTGCATCTAAATCCATTTTGATGAATCTGCCTACAGTAGGAAACTTACTAGTTGATAGATCATTTGGAAGTATTACTTTCCAAAGATTGAAAATCCAAGTGACTTTAACTAATATTCCGGTTGTTCAAATTTAATATAAAGTAACGGTAAGTCTAAGAACGGCTCAGCTTCGAAGACTAGTTTGACATAACGACATAACAATGTCATAATTAAGGGCGAGGGGGCAACCTCTTGCCCTTTTTTATTTATAGGGGTAGATGTGTCTAATAATACAAATCCACCTGCAGGTTTTTCTAACGATTAAATGCTGCAACTTGAACAATTTCAGGGTGAAAAGGCTAAGCAATTAGAACATAAGGGAAATTCCGATGGCTCGAATAGTTCTTAAAGATCCAAATCGTCCGTCTCTTAAAAAACAACAAAAATCAAGAGCTGATATATATAAACGATATTTAAGAATATCAATAATTCTTAACATTTTGTTGGCATCGGCGTTTATTTATAAAGAAAATAAGCACTCAATTGATGTATTATTTCTAAAACTGTCAAATATTACAAAGAAGCATAATATTTTATGAGCAAAAAACTAGATTCTAGGTTTATTGATCCTGAAATGACTACTGACGCTGAATTAGCGCAGGAGTCACAAGAAAGACAAAGTGCAGACGTTGCAATTAATAGCGAATTAGACAAAAAAGCTGATAAAACGTTTGGATTTGCGTATGAAGTTCACGTTTCAAAGAATGGGAATGACACCGGATCATCCGGTAAACCTTATCAACCGTTTTTAACATTAGCAGCGGCTGTTTCTTATGTACAGACAACGTTTACAAACGGAGAACCGATTGTTATTCACATTCATCCAGGGTCTTATAGCGAAGCTATTACAATCACTAGACCTAGAACGTATTTAATTGGATCACAATCAACTACTACCGTTGTAACAAACATTTCGTCTGTAACATTTGCACCAAATTCAGTAGACGGCGGCGTGTACAACAGCTCTTTTAGCTTAGAAAATCTTATTTTAAGCGGACATTCTTCAACATCGTCTGTTGTAACAATGGCAGGAAGCGTTGAATATTCGCTTCATATTCGAAATTCTTACATTTTTACAAGTAACGCTGGTCAAAAGTGTCTTTCTGTCACCAATAATTCAGCAACTAAACCCAGATTGTACGTTAACGAACTTCTTTCAAATAATATATTAAGTTCAGCTACTAATTTTGATTTATCAAATTGTGTCGCTCAATTAAAAAATCTCACTATCTATTCTGGAACAGCAACTTCTTTAAAACTAGCAGCTAGTGCTTCTGCTTTATGCGGTTTTATGCTAATTGAAACCTCTGGTGTATTAGCTATTGACTTAGGGGCAACAACGCTTACTTTAGCCACTTCTAGTATTACTGCTAGTGGTGCCAATGCAAGCGGTGTTTCCGTTGCCGCAGGCGGCACTTTTACGTCTATTCAAAACTTTTATAACGTAAGTGCTGGAAATGGTTATGCAATTAACGGTTCTGCAGGTGGCGTTGTCACTCACGCTAGTAACAGTTTTGCATATGGTAGCAATAATAAACATAAGTCTGTGTTGGTCGTTTTACCTCATTCTACCTCTTTAACATCAAGTGTTTAATTAATGTTAATGTAAATTAACAACTATAAACATGGCTACTCCTGCAAAAGGCAAACGCTTTGTTAAGATTGTTAAAACCGTAAGCGGTCGCACGCGTAAAGTGTCGTATGGACAGTCCGGGCAAGCCAAGGGAGGGGGCGATCGCATCCGCCCCGGTACCTCTAAGGGTGACGCCTATTGCGCTAGATCCAATAAGATTAAAGGCGATTGGCGTAGTGACCCAAATTCGCCTAATAACCTTTCCCGCCGCAAGTGGAAATGTATTGGCAATAAATCTAGGCGTTAATTATGGCCGAGCGTTTTTCCAAAACCCGTAAAGCAATGCGCAAAACCGAAGGTGCAAAGCCTACTAATCCGGAATTGTACGCTCGCGTTAAATCGGAAGCTAAACAAAAGTTCGACAGATGGCCATCGGCTTATGCCTCGGCTTGGGTAGTTCGGACCTATAAAGCTCGCGGCGGAGGATATCGCTCGTGAGTTTAAAACGCTGGTTTGCCGAAAAATGGACGAATCAAAAAGGCGACGAGTGCGGATCAGGAACCACAAAAGGTATGCCAAAGTGTCGCCCGTCTAAGCGAGTATCTTCTGGTACTCCTAAAACATGGGGCGAGCTTTCAGATTCTCAAAAGAAACGAGCCATTGCTGATAAGCAGAAAGCAGGACATCGGACAAGTAAAGTGCGATTTTCTCGTTTAAAGAAAGCAATGAAAGATGGATAAACAAAAGTTTTTAGAATTAATTCGCCAAATTAAGTCTTCTGGTGGAAAAAACGTTGAGCATCGCACAATGGCATCTGGTCTTCACAAAGGACAATCCGCTATGGGCGAATATGGCATTATGCCTAAAACTGCTCAAGAATTTGTTAATCGTCGCAAAATGCGCGGACAGTTTGGACCCGATGAAGCGCTAATGGCTCAAATGAAACCGGGTCAATTAAAACAATTTTTAGCAGATCAAGATCGTGTTGAACAAAATTTAGCAGGTGATATCGCGGACAGAGTTCTTCGTCGCTCTAAGGGCGACGAAGATAAAGCTGCTTATATGTGGAATATGGGACACAACAAAGCAGCGTCTTCTATTGACGATCAAAAGTTAAATCAATCCAATTACGTCAAAAAATTTCGTAAACTTAAAAACACTTTAAGTCAAAAAACAATCCCGGGGAACATTGATCTAACCAAAAGACCAAAAGTACAAAACGAAGACGGCTCTTATTCAACGGTAAGAACAATGACTATTACAACAGATCAAGGTGCTGTAAATATACCTACAGTTGTAAACGGTAAGGTTGTTTCAGAAAAAGAAGCGATTGATCACTATCGAAAAACCGGAGAACATTTAGGTATTTACAAATCAGTCGATGAGGCTGTAAAAGAGGCCGAAAAGCTTCACGATGAACAAGCTCAATTTTATGGAAAATAAAAGGTGATTTATGAGAGACGTTTTAGTGCATCTTCGGGCGATGCATTTATTTGCACAAAATGCCCATCATCTAGTGGCGCGTGGTCCGTTTCACAGCGATCACGCATTTTTTGGCGAAACATACGAGGCTATGTCAGATGCTTACGACTCTGTTGCTGAGCGTATTATTGGGATCATGGGCGAAGAAGCGCTCAAACCGCAGACACTTCTTCTTGAAGCTAATGAGAAGATTAAAATGGCACCTTCAACGGGTGTTAAAGAAAATAAAGTATTTTATCAATATCAGCAGATGATGAAACAAGAACTTTGTAAGAAAATTGCAACGGTAATTGCCGCAGGTGTTTCACCGGGCACCGAACAGCTTCTTGGAAATCTTTGCGATAATTCTGAAATTCGTCAATATAAAATTAAACAAAGGATTAAATAATTATGCCTAATGTAAAATCGTTAAAAGCTTTAAAAAAATTGATGCAGGATGAGGGACTTTTGCGCCAAATTCAGCAAATGTCAACCGTTCCCGATAAACACGGAATAATTAGCGGTCAAGCGATTGAAGCTCTTAATTTTGCACAAAAAAAAGGATTAGATTCCCCGCGTTCTATTAGAGAATTAAGAGAAGCTCGAAGAGATGGTATTAGACAAGACACCATCAATGCGTTGCAAGACGAAGACGTGCTTAAATCCGATTTAACCGATCGGATTAATGCAATCGGCAACGAAGATCGCTGGAGACGGGCGGGAGGGGTTAAAGGAGAGCGTTCTTTGGGAGCGACTGAAACTTATGGGGGGATTCCAAACAAACAAAAGCAGGGCGATGCTCCATTTGAATGGAAATCCGAATTAAAAGAGTTTCCTTATGAAGAAGTGGCAATAGATGAATTTATTGAAAACGCTGCTCAACAAAGAAGGTTTGATCAAATTAAATCAATTCTTGAAGACTCGGAAAAAAAGATTAGAAAAAAACCAACTAACGCGCTAAAAAAATATTGGGAAATATAATTTTGCAGATGAACAAAAAGAGCCAATAGCTCCTTCTGTAGTTTCGCCGGTGTTAAGGATTAAATAATTATGTCTAATGTAAAATCGTTAAAAGCTTTAAAAAAATTGATGCAGGGGCTAAAGCAACTTGATAAAGAAGAAGGCATTATTCTAGGTGCTGGTGCTGGTGGTGTAGGGGGCTTGGGTTATTTACATAAATTGGGACAGGACAAAAAAGAAGAAGCAGAAGCAAAACGTGCTGCTTTTTGGAAACCTTTTTATGAGGGAATTGGCACAACTGGTCCCCTTGAAGATCGACCAACTGCGGATATTGCGGCACGAACTGATTTTTTAAAAGAAAACATACCAAATATTCGGTATGGATAGAAAGAACTATCAGAACTAAGACGAGCGCCATTTGAAGGAGAGCAGCAAATATTAGAAGACGAATTAAAGTTTAGAAAAACAAAAAAAGCTTTAATTGACGCTTTAAAAAATAAACCCGAAAACGATCTTGAATAATGTCTTCCTCCGCCAACACATACACTACCCTCAAATCCATATACAAAGAGTCATACGGGTCTAAAGAACGTTTCAAAAAGGTCAAGGAAATGTGTAAGTGTAAAGATAAAAAGGATAAAAAGTAATGGCTAATTTAAAAAAAGTTATGGAGCTTCTTCGTCCTGGCAAATATGCTGAGCAGTTTGCACAAGAAGTGGTACAAAAAAACTGGAAACCCGGTCAATTAACTCGAATGATTGAACCGCCTAGAGTACAAAATGTTGATCCTTCTTTTGCTTTAAATCACTTAAAAGAATGGCAAGAAATAGTTAAAAAAGATCCTTCGCCTGAAAACATTAGAAGACTTGAAGATATTGACCGTGATTTAGTCGGAATATTAGAATCTGCGCCTCGTCGCCAATCTGCAGAAGAAGCTGCGGCAACGCAGCGTCTTGAATCTTTTGCTAAATCAAATAAACCTCGCGTATTAACAAAAGAACAGATGCAGGAAAAACGGGCAAAAGATCAACTCTATAAAAAAACAGCGGGAATTGGCGGAGCAATTGGCGCGGGTATGCTTGCCTCCCCTTCAGCTCGCGCCGACGAAGGTCCAACTGTGTCTCGATCAAGTCCGGAACACGGTTCTAGTACAACTTCTAAGGTTGTAAAAGACGCGGTATCTGAAGCCGAATCAAAATACGGTAATTACGACATTGCCGAAGGTGTTCAAAAAACACTTGAAGGAATTGATAAATACACGGGCCGTCCGGTTCGTGCTGCTGCTTTATCAGCATTACAAGGTAAAAATCCTTTGACCGGTGCAATTGAATCTCTTTCAAAAGATCAAGATGTAGAAGGTCGCCAAGTCGCTCGTCAATTTCTTAAAAATACAGAAGAATTAGGCGGAATGCGACTTCGTGCGCCTGTTGATCCTAGACTAGAGCAACTTAGAGAACTAGGTGTTGAAATCGAAGGAAAAAAACCAGAGGAATATCTCCCTTCAAATGAATTTCCTGCAGAAGCGCCAATTGGGTTTGCGTCCGATATGATTCTCGATCCTACGAATCTTATGGGCGTTGGATTAGGGACAAAGGCTCGCAAAGGGTTTTCAAAACTTCGCGGTGTTATGAAATAATATGCCTAGTCTTAAAGCATTAAAACAGCTCGCTAAGCTTGTTGATCTTAATCCAGAACACGGAAAGATGATTGCAAAAGCTTACGAACAAATGACTCATAACCCAACTGATCCTAAAGTAAAAGCTGCATATGATGCTCTTATAAAAGAAACCGGAAATCAGTATGAAGACATGCTTAAATCTGGGTTTAAATTTTCTAAAATAAAACCCGAACAGCCCAATCCGTATTTATCGTCTAAGGACGTACACGCTGACCTTGAAGCTAATAAACATTTATATTATTTTCCAACCGCTCAGGGATTTGGGACGGAAGCAAATAAATTTAGTGATCACCCTCTTCTTAGAAAAACAGATTTTACTCAAGAAGGCGAACCTCTTTTAGCTAATGATTTATTTAGAATTGTGCATGATTATAGGGGGCATTATTTAGGCGATAAAAGCGGATTTGGTCCTAAAGGCGAACATCGTGCTTATTTACAACACAAACAAGATTTTAGCCCAACCGCACAAGAAGCATTGGCTACTGAAACTATGGGTTAAAATAGCTGGGTGAATTTTGGTCCGCACGGCGAAGCCAACAGAAAAAATCCGGCACAAACAATATATGCCGATCAAAAAGCCGGTTTATTACCAAAAGAAATAATAGAAGGTAATTGGCATTCTTCTAATCCTACCGAAGAAGATGTTCAAAGATTTTTAAAAATTAAAGACATTCTTAATCGTAAATAAATTTCTATATTTTAACAACTATATATAAGCCTCCATCCACAACGGACGAGGTATCCAAATAATATACCCTTAATAGGGCTATGAAAGGTAATATATGTCTGAATCCAATGCCGCAGCGTCCGCTGCAACTGAAGCATCCGCTTCTGAATCCTCTGACTCTCTAGAATCTACACAAGCCGCTGAAGGTCTTGAAAGCGCTGCCGCCGAAGGCGAAGCCGCCGAAGCCCAAGCCGCTGAATCTACTGCTGCTAAGAAAGAAGCAGCGCGTATTAAGAAGCTTAGGCTCAAGGTTGACGGCCAAGAGCTTGAAGAAGAACTCCCGTTTGAAATTGACGATAATCCTGAAGCAGTTGAGTATATGACTCGCCAGCTTCAGATGTCAAAAGCCGCTCAGAAGCGCATGGGAGAACACGCACAGCTCCAGAAAGAAGTCAAGTATTTCCTTGACGAGCTTCGTAAGAATCCTCGCAAGATTCTTTCTGACCCTACTATCGGTATTGATGTTAAGCAACTTGCTGCTCAAATCATTGAAGAAGAAATTGCTAACTCACAAAAGTCGCCAGAACAGCTTGAAAAAGAGCGTCTTGAAGCTGAGCTTCGTTCACTTCAGGAAGAACGCGAACAAGAGCGTGAAGAGCTTCGTCAGAAGGAATTTTCTCGTCTGCAAGAGATTGAATACGAGCGTTACGACAATCTCATGTCCAAAGCGCTTGAAACCAGCGATCTTCCTAAGTCTCCATATGTCGTTAAGAAGATGGCAGATTACATGCTGCTCGGTCTTAATGAAGGTATTGACGTTTCGCCAGAAGACGTTCTTCCGCTTGTTCGTGAAGAAATTCAAAACGATCTTCGTGAAATGTTTGCCGTAATGCCAGATGAAGTTATTGAAAAGATTGTTGGTAAGGAAGTGTTTAGCCGCGTTCGTAAGAAGAACGTTGCAAAAGCTAAAGCTGCTCCTACCCCAGTAAAGTCCGCCATTAAGGACACTGGCGCATCCACTAAGGGTGCCACAAACGCTAATTCCGCTGAAAAGAAGAGCTTCCGCGATTTCTTTGGCGTGTAAGTAATTGATATTAAAGGCGTATTTTTAAATAATTACAAATCATAATTCGTAATTATACATATGGCCGTTATTCAAATTAAAAACGTTTCTGTTTTAGTTGATGATGAAGACGTGCCTCTTGTGAGCAAATATCGTTGGTATGTCGCTTCCGTAAAATATCGAGGAAGACAAACTAAACAATATGTGCAAGCAAGGGGCATTTATCCATTTGACCCGCCGATAGTAAAAATGCATCGTATTATAATGAAAGCAACTGATCCTAAAAAAGTGGTTGACCATAAAAACGGAAGTGGATTAGATAACAGAAAAGAAAATTTACGAATTTGTTCGGTTGCTGAAAACGCGGCCAACCGAAAAATTACTACATTACGTAACCGAGTAAAACATTCTAAGTTTAAGGGCGTGACCAAATTAAATGGTAAATGGCGAGCTTATATAACTTTAAATCATTCTTCGATTCATTTGGGATTTTTTACAACAGCTGAAGAGGCTGCCGCTGCTTATAATAAAGCCGCTGTAATATTACATGGTGAATTTGCTCATTTAAATCAAAACGTTTCTGTTAACGTTAAAATTAATGAATCGTTTTTAAAAAGAATAAAAAAGCTAATAAAACCAAACCCTTAATTTTTTTCTATTTATTTTAACAACTATATACAAGAGTTTTAAGTGTCTGCTATTATTCGACTCTATATAACCGGGAACACTGAGTATAGATATTGGGTAAGGTGATTGGGCACGTTGTAAGACGAACGGAACGCTTTGCGTTCTATAATTAATCTAACTAATAAAGGACTAAAATAATATGAGTATTTCATATCAGTCAAAAGATGATGCAGTCCTTGGTCTTCAACTGAAGGTTCAAGAGCTTTGCGTCAAGAAATCAGATGTTAGTGTTCTCTCCGTTGGAGCAGGAACTGACGTAACCATCGACGTTAAGGAATCCGTTAAGAAAGTTCGCGCAGCACTACACTGTGACGATTCTGTTGGCGTTTATCTTATCGCCCAAGCCGGGATTGCTATCTCCGGTTCACAAATCACCCTCACCCTCAGTGACGCAATTGCCGATGCAGATTCAATCATCGTCAAGTACGTGGTTGCTGAATAATAGGAAGGAATAATAGTATATGGCATCAGCAAATACTTATGGTACTCCGAATAATACGGTTGGTACTCTAAACGGTTTCTTTAAGGAAACTTACGCCGAGAAGCTCGGTGAACTAATCCCAGATGGCGTTAAGCTTCTTAACAAAATCAAATTCATGTCTAAGGATAAGCAGCCGGGCAACCTCTACCATTAATGTTGGTGGTAGTAAAATCGACTCTAATTGACTTGAAACTCCTGAAAACAGGACAACAAGGCGGAAGCCGAAAGGCACCGTGAGAGACTAAACGAGTTGACAACAGTAAGTTAATAATGTTACTGTTGATGCGATAGTCCGATCTACCGAAATAAAAGTAGCGGAATCCTTTCGAGGAACAACGCGATGCAAAATTACAAAGTATACCTTATTCGCAATAAGGAAAAAGAAGTTGTCTACTGCGGTTTAACCGGTCAGTCTATTGAAAAAAGATTGAACGAACATCGCTGGACAAAAAAGCTTGATGATACTTATACAATTGAACTCGTTGTTGATTTTTTAACACGAGAAGAAGCTGCGATTTTAGAGCGAAAATTAATTGCTCAATACGATCTTTTGAAAAAAGGATTGAATAAAAGTCCCGGCTCAATAAATGGGTATTCTCAAGAACATTCCGAAGAACAAAAGCGGAAGTGGTCTTTAGAGCGAAAAGGAAAACCGGTTAATCCTGAGCATGCTGCAAAAAATAGAACGGCACGGCTTGGTAAAACTAACGGGGAAAAATGGCGACAGGCTCAATTTGAAAGCCACGCTAAACCCGTTATTTGTTTAGAAACCGGAAAGGTATATCCCAGCGCAAGACACGCGGCCAAAGAGCTAGGACTACAATACAGCAAGATTAGTCTAGTTTGTAATGGTAAGCGATCTATGACTGGTGGATTACACTTTGAATTTTACAAGAAACGGTAGAGAGAAGCAGAAATGACTTCTCCCTCTTGAATAAAGAGAGTAACAACCGGTGCAACCGGTCATTCTTGGCCTCGAACACGGTGTCACCTTCGCTGGTAGCGATGAAGACGCTTTCAACCTCAATGCTCCAGTAGCAGGACAGGTCAAGGACGCTCAAGTTAAGGGTTCCCCAGTGGTTCTCCGCTCGCTCCTTGGCTACGTCGCTGCAAGCCGTGCCGCCCTTGGCGGTCAGAAGGCTTTCATGGATGCAACCAAGTTCCTCGTTGCGAACATGCTTCGCTCGATGGCTAAGAAGCTCGAAATCGAACTTCTTTATGGTCAGATGGGATATGGCGCAGTTGCTTCTGTAGCAACCACCGCTGTCACCATTGCAACAGCTGAATGGGCTCCGGGAATCTGGGCCGGTGCAGAAGGAATGCCAATCGAAATTCGTGACGCCGCTGGTTCCACCAGCCGTGGCGAATTCAAGGTTGTTTCTGTCAACATGGACACCCGTGTTATCACCCTCAATGCTGACGCCGCTGCTGCTAACGTTGTTGCAACTGACGTGATTTGGCACAAGGGTGCTTATGGGAACGAATTCCCAGGCATTCACAAGATCCTGAGCATCAGCTCTGGAACCCTGTTCAACATCGACGTTGGAACCTACAACCTCTTCCGTGGTAACATTTTCTCCGCTGGCGGCGCAGCTCTTAGCTTCACTAAGCTAAACCTTGCTGCAGCTCGTGCAGTTGAAAAGGGCCTCGAAGGACCGCTACTCGCGATGGTTAATCCACGCGCATGGGCAAACATGCTCTCCGACCAAGCTGCACTCCGTCGTTATGACGGTTCTTACAGCGCTTCTAAGATGGAAAACGGCTCTGAGAAGCTGATGTTCCACTCTCAGAACGGCCTGATCGAAATCGAACCTTCGATTTACGTGAAGGAAGGATATGCATACATGCTCAGCACCGACGACTGGTTCCGTGTTGGTTCAACCGACATGACCTTCAAGCGTCCTGGACAGGGAGAAGAATTCTTCCGCGATCTCGAAAACAGCGCAGCTTACGAGCTTCGTCTTTATTCGGATCAGGCTGTATTCTGTATGGCGCCCGCTAAGAATGTATTAATTAACAATATCGTTAACGCGACCTAATAGGCACGTTGACTGGAGGGCGGCGATTAAGTTCGTCGCCCTCTTTTTTTATTGCTTTTTTGCATGACACCTGTTATTTTAATTACATGAAGCCTTGTAAAATTTGTCACGTAACTAAACCGCTAAATGAATTTCATGTTTGTGGAACATATAAAAACAAAGTGTATCATCGCGGAGAATGCATTAAATGTAATCGACAGCTTCAAAAAACAACGGGAAAAAAGTACGTGCAAAAATATCGCAAAACCGAAAAGTATAAGCACACAAAAAAAGCTTTTCGGTTAACCGAAGAACAAAAACAAAAAGAAAAAGAATACGCACAGCGTCCAGAAGTTAAAGCTCGACGATCTTATTTAGAAAATATTCGTATCAAAAAACGCTACAAAACGGACACGCTATTTAAACTAAGAGTAACCGCACGCGTTCGTTTATATGAAGTTTTAACCCGTTATAAATACCCAAAAAGAGGAAGCATTTTTCATTACTTAGGTTGTAACATTCACACTTTAAAACAGCACCTTGAATTACAATTTAAAAACGGAATGAATTGGGATAATTACGGCGATTGGCATGTAGATCACATTATACCCCTTGCTTCAGCAAATACTGAAGAAGAATTAATAAAACTGTTTCATTACACTAACTTACAACCGCTTTGGGCAGAAGAAAATTTATCTAAAGGTGACAAATTGTTAAATAAAAATTTCTAGTGTATTATTAATACATATCTATATTTAACAACTCTATATAAGGGCTTTATTTCTAAGGCAATTATGTCAGTTCAAATTAATATCGGCGGCACAATAATTGAGTTTCCTTCGTCTGCTCAGTCTCCTAACTGGGCACCAGCTCTTATTGAGTTTGCTCAAGTTGTAGAAGCGTCTTTAAGCGGTATTGTCG